GTAATGATTGCACAGTACAATGTAATACGATAGACTATAACTATAATGTAAATATAGGTAAATTATCTTTTTTAGATTCTCCCTCATCTAGTTCAAGTCTCACGTATAAAATTCAATATAAGCAGGATGGTGGAACAACTTATGTTGGTAGGAGAGGTGATTCCGATCAAAGATCAATTTCAACAATAACAGCATACGAAATTAAAGGCTAAGACTAATGCTTGGTTTTAATGCCATATCAGCTCTTCCAATATCGAGCACAGTATTTGACCCTAACGTTACAATTAACGTAACAGGAAGTCCACTAACGCTTTCTGTAGGGGCGGCTTCAACATTAGCAGGTGCTCTTGTTAGTGTAACAGGAAATCCCTTAACAGCAGCCACAGGAAATGTAGTAATTAACGCTGCAGCAAATGTAACCGTTGCAGGAAGTGGTCTGACTTTAGCTGCAGGAAGTGTAGTAATTAATGCAGCAGCTAATGTAAATGTAACTGGAAACCAATTGACGTTAAACACAGGAAGTGTTACATTGATTGGTAAAGCAAATGTAACGCCTGATGCGACACCTTTAACCATAACTGTTAAGGATGCTACGGCAATAACATGGAGTGAAATAGATCCAAACACTAATAGTGTTTGGGTAGAAATAGACCCAATTTAATATGGCATCAACATTTTCAACAAATTCAAAATTAGAGATTATTACAACCGGTGAGAAAGCTGGTTTATGGGGTAATATAACAAATACTAATTTACAAATATTAGAGCAATTATCTACAGGTTATTTATCTTTAGATGTAGCTTCTTCAGACCAAGCATTGGCATTAGATAGCGGTGCAACTTCTAATGGTAAGAACCTTTACTTTAAACTTACCGGAACATTAGCTGCTAACAGAACTGTAACTATTCCAAACAGTGCAGAAAGAATTATGATATTTGAGGATGCTACTACAAGAGAAAGTTCTGGAAGCACTAAAACTTTAACCATTAAAACTGTATCGGGGACCGGGGTTACTGTTCCTGCAGGTGCACACTTATTGGTGTATTCAGATGCAACAAACGTAAATCTTGGTTTATTAAATAAAGGATACATTACAATCAACTCGTCAACTGTTACTGCCCATACAGCGGTTGCAGGAGAGCAGATTTTTGCAGTAACAAACACAAACCCTATAACAATTACGTTGCCGGCGGCAGCGGCTACAGGTGATGAAGTTACTATATTAGATGGTGGTAATTTTTTTGCATCAAACAATCTTACAATAAATAGAAATAGTCACAAAATAAACGCGGGAACTTCTAACCTAGTTTTAAATGTTAATGGTCAAGCAGCGACTCTTGTTTATGCTAATGTAACTGTTGGCTGGGTATTGAAGTCAACTAATCAGTAGGAGTAGTATTATGGCTCTTATTGAGTTTCCTTTCGCTCCCGGAATAGATAAACAAGACACCACTGTTGGAGCAGAGAACAGATGGGTGGACTCCGACAACGTAAGATTTAGATACGGACTGCCTGAGAAAGTAGGTGGTTGGTCATCTTTAATTTCAGAATCAATAGTGGGTGTTGTTAGAAAACAACATTCTTTCGTAGATTTAGACGGTAACCGATACGTGGCTCTTGGAACAGATAAATTTTTACTTGTTTATTTTGAAGGACAACTTCATGATGTTACTCCTATAAAGTCTACAATAGGTTCTGTTGCTATATCTTGTTCAGATGCAACTTTTGAAGTTAATCTTACTTTTACATCAGACCATAATTTAGAATCTGGAGATATAATATTATTAGATAATGTAACTGTACCAACAGGAGTAGGTTTAACTAACGCTGCATTTGAAGATAAACTATTTCAAGTCACAAGAGTTACATCTTCAAAGATTGCAATTGTAACAGGGACACAACAAACATCGAGTTCAGGTTCAGGGGGATCTTGTAGTGTTATACCTTATGAGAAAGTTGGTCCTGCTGCACAATCTTATGGATATGGTTTTGGTATTGGTAATTATGGTGGAACAGTATCGGGTGTTACTACAACAACTTTGAACGGAGCTTTACTTGCTGATACTGCTGGTACAGGAGGATCTGGTACAGCGATAACTTTGACATCAACATCTGGTTTTCCAACTGCTGGAACAATTGCTGTCGGCAATGAATTAATTACATATACAGGAATAAGTTCAAACGATTTAACTGGTATTACCAGAGGTACAAATGGAACAGCAACATTTGGTACATCAAATGGACAAGCACACAGTGATGGAAGCACTGTAACAAATGCTACAAATTTTTCTGGATTTGGAAGTGCAGTGAATGCATCAACCGTAGTTCTAGAACCTGGTCTTTGGAGTCTTGATAATTTTGGTCAGGTATTGATTGCAACAATTGCAAACGGTAAAACATTTACATGGAACGCAGGAGCTGCAACACCGCTAACCACGAGAGCGTCTACAACAACATCTGGTTTTGAAACAGGAAATAATCCAACTGCATCAAGAGTAACGTTAATATCACCAACTACACGTCACTTAATACACTTTGGAACAGAAACAACTATTGGAACAGCATCCACACAGGATGATATGTTTATAAGATTTTCTGATCAAGAGAATATAAATACGTATGCCCCTTCTGCAACAAACTCGGCAGGAACACAAAGACTACAAGATGGAACTAAAATAGTAGGAGCCTTAAAAGCAAAAGAAGTTATTTTAATATGGACTGATAATGCTTTGTATACTATGAAATTTATAGGTGCTCCATTCACATTTAGCTTTGAACAAGTAGGCACAAACTGTGGATTAATAGGTAAGAATGCTGTCGTTGAAATAGATGGTGCTGCTTTTTGGTTATCACCAAATGGTTTCTTTTTATTTGATGGTACAGTCAAATCATTGCCATGTTCTGTAGAAGATTTTGTATTTAATAATTTTGATACCACAAAAGGACAACAAGTTGCTGCAGGATTAAATAATTTATTTACAGAAGTTATCTGGTACTATCCATCATCAACAGCTACTTTTAATGACAAGTACGTTGTATTTAATTATGGTGAATCTGCACTAACTAAAGTACCTGGTGGTGTTTGGTACACAGGAACAGAGTCGAGAACAAGCTGGATGGATGCAACTATATATCCAACTCCGTATGCTACAAAATACGACAGCAGCGGTATCGGAACTTTTCCAGAAGTAATAGGTGAAAGAGATCTAGGACAGACAAAATACTTTGAACACGAAACAGGAACTGATCAAGTTAACGAAGATGGTTCGACTACAACAGTAACATCGTTTATTAAGTCTTTTGATTTTGACATGCAGCAAAGATCTTTTAAAGGACCATCTTTAGCTGGTGAAGTATTTCTTGCTGTTAGAAGATTTATACCTGATTTTAAAGATCTACAAGGTAACTCAAAAGTAAGTCTGGCTGTTAAGAGATATCCACAACAATCTGATAGCACGACAACACTGAGTCCTTTTACAGTAGACTCTACAACAGATAAAAAAGATACCAGAGCTAGAGGTCGTTTTGTAAATGTTAAAATAGAAAACGATGCCGCTAGTGAAAAATGGAGATTTGGAACATTGAGACTGGACATACAACCGGATGGTAGAAGATAATGGCTAAAATAAATATAAGAATACCAGAACCAAAAGAAGATTACGATGTTTCTAATCAAAAACAAATTAACAGAGCTTTAACAATAATGAAAGATCAATTGAATTCTACATTTTTGAATGAAGTAAAACAGGAGCAAGAAAGATTTTCTTGGTTTATAGGTGGCTAATATATATAAAAATGCAAAGGTAGATTTAACTACCACAGACAATACTACGATATACACAGCACCGTCTGATTCCAGGGCTATAGTTAAAAGTATCATAGTATCCGAGGACGCTGGATCGGGGACCACGGTAACTTTGACTATAACAAATGCTGCTTCAGCAGTATTTAACCTGTTTAAAGACAAAGCAATAGCCTCAAAAGCAACAACTGAGCTGTTAACTCATCCTTTAATTTTAGAAGAAAATGAGGTATTAAAGGCACAAGCAGCAGATGCAAATGAAATACACGTTATTGCATCAATATTGGAGATTAATAGAGATTAATGCCTTTTATAGAAACAGAAGCTAAAAAAGAAATGAAGATCATAAACGGTAAACCAACTATGGTTCTTACACCAGAGTGTGAAGTTACCCTAAAAAATTTAAAAACTGGTCAAGAATACATGTCAGATGCAGAAGCAGATGCAGATGTAGATAATCCAGGAACAGATACTAAAAGAGAAGATATCTCTAGAAGTGTAAAACTAACTGTAGAGTCTTTACCACTTGGAGGTGATTCAAAAATATAATCATGTCAATATTTTCAGCACCAGCACCTGATTTTTACGGCGCAGCGGATCAAGCTATTTATAATGAAGGGTTTAAATTTGTACCACGAGAGGAGTTTCGTGGAGATTTTGTTGCACCAATTTTTCCCACTGCACCTACTGTGCCTACTACAACAGGTGGTATAACAACTGTTCCTAGAACAACTGCTTTAGATATTGGTGGAAATAGAGATGACAATAATCCGTTTAATCCAAACATGGATCAAATAAGAACAGACTTTAATCCTAGACCATTTAATTTAGCAATGAGAGACACTGAAGAATTTGGTTCAACTGTGAGTCCAAATCCAGATTTATTTTTTGCACCACAATCTAAGATAGGAGGCATAATAGATTTAATACCTGGTATTGGAGGTATTAAAAGAGCTGCAAATATTGTAGGCAATATGATACCTATAAATCAAAGAGCTATACTTGAGAACGAAGCAAGAGGTGCAGGTATATTTACAGATGATATCGGTAGAATTGTAGGAGATCCAAACACTGCTCAAGGTATTATGGCAGGATACAATTTAAATAAAATTACAAGAGATACTTTTAATAAAAGAAGAAAAAATATTGAAGAAGGGTTAATGAAAGTTGATCCTGAAGCAGCAAGAGAAAGACTTGCTTTGTTAGATGAAGCAGAAGAAGATATATTTGGTTCTGTATCAACACCTGATTTTATAGGTCCTTTTACTCAAGGTGGTATTTTTGGTAAAAAAGCAGCCATAACAAAAATGAGAAGAGATGAAAAAGAAGCAGCAGAAGAAAAAGCTAGATTAGAAAAAGAAGCTAAATTAAAAAAAGAAATAGAACTAGCTAATCTAAGAGCTGCTCAAAAGGCCGCACAAGCGCAAGCGGATGCATTTAGAAAAAAACAAAACGCAAAAATAAAATTTGATAAAGAAAGAGCAAGAAAAAACATACTTGCTGACAGAGCAGCTGGAGCATTTAGTAATAGGGTTCAATTAGATAGAGATGGTAGTGGAAACTTTAGAGAACAAACTGCTGCTAAAGAACGACAAGGAGTAGGTGTTGCAGGACCTGGATTTGGTAGAGGTGCGTATTTTATGGATGGAGGACTAGTAGATCTAGTCGATATATATGATTGATTATAACAATAAAACCAGATACAAAGAGAATTTAGGCTAAAATATGACAATATCTAGAATGCAGATGGAAAGACAACTTAGAGCCGGTGGCGGTCTTATGACATTAGAGGAACCTAGACAAGGGTTTTTTCTAGGTAAAATTGTAAAGAAAGCTAAACGTGCTGTTAAAAAAGTAGTTAAATCACCTGTAGGTAAACTTGCTTTATTAGGTGGTCTAGGTGCATATGCAGGAGGATTAGGTCCTTTTGCTAAATTAAGAGGTGCAGGTTTTGCAAAAGGTCTAGGTAGCGGTTTATCAAGTTTGTTTGGAACAGGTGGTAAACTTAGTACTATAGGAGATATTTTTAGAGTTGGTGGTAAAGCAGGCGCGGATTTTAGTGCACTAAGATTATTAGGTGGTGGACTTGGGGCTGCTGCAATTGCTGCACCGTTTTTAATGGGTGGTGACGACGAAGAAGATATAGAACCAGAAACACCATTTACAGAAACACCCGCTAGTATTTCTAACATAGTAGAACAAGCTAGAAATCAAGATCCAAGTTTAAGGTTTTTACCTAAACCAAAATTTGTAGATAATTTTTATTATGCAAATGGTGGGTTAGCTGATGTACCAAGAATGCCTATGCAAGAAGGTGGTCTAATGGATTTAGGTGGACTTGAAAAAGATTATAGAACTGGTGGCTTTGTAGAATTGGGAGCAGAAGAAAGAGCCGACGATGTACCAGCGAGATTAAGTAAAAATGAATTTGTATTTACAGCAGATGCTGTAAGAAATGCAGGCGGTGGCGATATAGACAAAGGCGCTGAAGTCATGCAAAACATGATGGACAATTTAGAAGCAGGTGGTATGATATCTGAAGAGTCTCAGGGTATGAATCCTGCACAAGACAT